CAGTTGCTGTTGCAGCAACAACTTCAATAATTTTTGCAATAACGCCGGATGTTTGACCAGTAAAGGAAGTTCCTATTAGTGCTGCGGTATTTGCTGGTAAATTATTAGTAGTTGTATTTAATTTAATAAATTCATATTTGGAATTTAAATGTACACCACCAGGTTTTACAACAGCGCCCTCTTTAAAGATATTATTTCCAAATCTTTCAATCTGTCTTTGAATAATGGTTTGCATCTGCGTAAGTTCGCGAGCTTGCAAGGTACGTCCACTATTAAATAAGATTCTATAATAACCATCACTATCAAGGTGATCGTCTTTATAAGTATTCGAAAATGTTGCGCTAGTAAGTAATGTCGCCATTTGTTTTTACCTTATAGTGTAATAATAACTTTAATATCTTCAGTTTGATCTGCAGTTCTTGCTACTGCTGCTCTATTCTCAAGATAAAGTAGTTCACCACTGAATCTATTAACATCGTCATCATAAAAAGCATCTGAGTCTGCATCTGCACCAGCACTAATTAAAGTACCAGATGCACCACCGCCAGTAATAGGTTCACCTTCATTAAATTCACCAAATCCTGTAATTTCATTCTGGTGTGCATACATCTTATCACTATCTATATCATCAATAACTGCTTGTGCGCCAGAGTTCGAACCAAGAACTGTAACGTCCTTTGTAAATGTTGCTGCATCTGCTGCTGATGTTAAAAGTAAATATCTTAATACTTTACCAGTTGTAGCTGTATAATCTGAATCAGGTGAAGCATTATTCTTCGGGTTTTTAATTAGCCCAACCTGTCTATAGTCTTGATCGTTAACGATCCAGTCACCGCCTTCAGCACCTGCTGGCTTGACATTAAACATAATTGAAGAAGATCTTAAATCTTTAATAGGATTATAACCAAGCCCAGAGTCAGGCCCAATAATAGCACGTGCTACAACGCCTGATCCGCCGCCACCAGTAAGAGTAATATCTGCATATTCATAGCTATGACCCATTACCATTGTACTATCTTGTGATGAATCCATTTCAATTTTAACAACTGATCCACCAGATACAAATGCTGTTGCTGACGCGCCTGTACCATTTCCTCTAATAGTAACAGATGGAGCTGATGTAAATCCTGTACCACCATCGCTTACGAAAATACCTAAGATTTGACCCTTTGATGCATTTTCTTGTACTGCCGCTTGTTGACCTTCGACTGCACTAATAACAGAAGATCCAGATGAATCAGTAATAAATTGAACAGGTAAAAAGTTAGATGAAAGAAACTTACTTGATGTTGCTCCAGAAAGACCATACATATATTTCCAAACATAACCATCACTTGTTGCAAATGCTTTAGTTCTAGATCCTACTGGCTTAACTGTAGATGGAGTTGCAATACCTGCTGCCGTTTTACCAGCCTTTAGACAAACGTATACTTGGTTATCCTCTGTTAAAACATAGTAAGCATTTGATGGTGTTCCTGAAAGATCATCATCCCATGCATTATAGATTGTTCCAGTTGACCAATTATATCTTGGAATAACATATGAAACGTCTGCAATCTGTTTTACTGACTGCATAGCCATTCTAAAATTACGTTCAGCTCTTAAACTGTTTTCAGGATTAACTACTGTATCAGCACTATCCCATTGTTCAGAACGACCAACACCAACATAATATCGGTCATTTGCACTAGTAATTTCATTGTATACTGTATCAAGTAGTTGTTTCTTAAATCTATTTGTTACAATTGCAGCCATTTTTATTTCCTATTAAGTAATTGTGATATACGAGTCTGAGGTGTCAGCAATCATATACCAATCATTTCCTGACCATATAATTTGTGTAGCACCATATTGTGCAATCGAAAAAGAAGTACCTTGCGCAAAATTAGTTGGAGTTACCGTTGCCAAACCAGAATTCTGATTAATCATAACTTTCATCTCACCGGTAACTGTACCATCAGCAAGAGTTGCAGCCAAAGCGGTTGATTTACTAAAGATAATAAATGATCTTGAAGTACTAACAGCACCATCTGCAGTTTGTACTGCATGATTTAAAGCCATTTTACTAGGTCTAACAGCACCTGTACCCTTTGCCGTTAGATTCAAATTAATATTTGTATCAGTACCAGTAGAAGAAATATTAGGGCCACTAGATGCAGCAGCATTGGCAATGGTAATCTCGTTAATTGCAGAAGTAGTAGCAGTTAACTTAATTAACTGCGCTCCATTCGAATCATCTATTCTACTACCAATTGTAGGAGCAATAATTGTAGGAGCTGTTAATGTTTTACCTGACATAGTAGATACTGATGTATTTGTAACTAATGTATCACTATCAGAAAGAGAAGGAAGATTTATGTTAATGTTTTTCGACATTAAACTAGCATCAATCGGTATGAACGAATAAAAATATGTAGCGCCGGCGGAATCGGCAATGTCTGGATGTATTAGCTTTGCATCACTTATTGTTTTATTGGCCATCGTTTGAGTAGCACTATCAACAATAATCTCTCCAGTATAATTAGGTATTGTAACCGTACGATCCGCAGTTGGATCCTCTACAACAAGACGTGTCTCGAAGTTATCAACACTTGATCCTTCGAAGATAATTCCATTACTATCAAATTGAATACCTGGCATAAGTATATCACTATCGCCACCGAATCTTTGATAGATCTCTACAAAATTTTGGTTAATCTTAGTACCACTCTGACGAAGGGTATCACCAGTTCCGTCATTCGCATTTGTACCGATATTAATATTTTGTCTTGTCATTTTCGATCCTATATAGAATTCTTAGTTCTATTTATACTAGTAAGCAGAGTCACTTGCATATCTTGTGAACATATTATTGTCCATAGTTTCTAAAGAAAGTGACATAAGCGGGGTATTCGAATCTGCGCTGTCATCCATAGTAAACGAATTAGGACTAATAAATTCAGCAATTGATGAATAGTAATAATTAATTTCCTGAGCTGTAAGAGTTGAATAAAGATTTGCTAATTGATCAATATTATATCTAATTCCTACGCCCTCCGAATCTGTAAGTCCTGTTGTTGAACTGAGTAGACTGATATCAATATTAGCTTCACCAATAAGACTAATAAATGCTGAATCTGCCAATGCAATAGGCATATCATCAAATCCTAGATCTGCCTCGCCTTCTACAGCAACAATACCCTCAAAATAAAATCCTGCCGGATGTGCAAACTTTTTATATAATTCTCTATAAGTTGGAACACCAAGTCCAACCTTAAGAAGGATAGAAAAGATCTGATATCTTTTATAGTCCTGAATAAATTTCTGAGAATCATAACCAATTGCATCTCTACCAACAGTAAAAATATCTACTTTAGGATATAGTACTTCTACCTCTTGTTGAAAGAATGCTCTAAAAAATTCCTCTACAGCAAATCTAGAACCTTTATTCCTATAATGATCAGCAAATCTTCTTGATGTAAAACGGGGATTATTAAACAAATCTCCATTTTGTAATCCAGCACCTAGTTCAGCAATAACCTGATCTAAATACTCTGAAGGGGTTTCAGTAATATCTCTTATACTGAAAAGCTGATTAATCTCTGTTTCAAATGCAGATCCCCCATCAGAATCTAGAAAGTCATAGTAGTATTCTAGAAACTGAACTAGATTAGGATAATCCGAAGAAAAGTGTTCTGGAAGTACTTCCTTAACACTTCTATTATGCAGATTAGTTAATCTACGACCTACATTTTCGAGCTTATGTGTCATATTACAACGTTAACTGTGTGTTCTGATAATCAATTTGAGACTGAGCAAAGGATAGTTCTGGGTCAATATCGATAATATAATTTCTTAAAGGACGAAGCGTACTTTGGTTTGTTGGCGTAGCTGTAACCTTTAATACTGATCCACCTTCAATCGAAACTGGATTAAATCCTTGAAGAAGAACTCTGCCAGTACCGGTATCATACTCTCCAATATTATCAAGTTCTACGTCACCGTCAATATTCACTAATTCTAATTTCTTTTGGTTTAGTTTATTACGTATGAAACACGTCTTACCGTTAAATTCAAATCTACCCGTTGTTACAATTCTATCGATATTACTTGGATTTGCAATTGCCATAGGAAAATTTAATGTATAGGTTAATGACTGACCTGTAATTGGGGTAAATCTTTGCTGAACCCGAACATTCATACGGGAGTTAAGAATTGCCTCATCTAGATCGTCGATTAAAGCTAATATAGCTGACCTTCTAAATACCTTACCAAATTTTCCTAGGTTCTGTGTAAAGTAATCCTGGATAGTAGAGAATACTAGATTTTCAGTAGCTCTTGGCGTAGCATTTGTAAGGTCTGGATCAAAATTAAAGAATGTCTGTAACTCTA